CGGCAATGTATTGCTCTTAGGAACTAAATTCAAATTAGAAGCATCAATTTCTATCTTAGCCTTCAAAGCATGATTAATCAACCCTACAACTGATTCTATTTCTAATGCATTTTTTTCACAAAAATGTGTAATAGCATCGATGTAATTTAATTCTTTTTCATGAACTATCGTTTCAATATTTTTAGCGAAAATAAGCATTTCTTCTTTAGTAGGCATTACATACTCCTTACACGATAAAAAATATGATCATCGATACGAACAGTTTTTTCTATTTTTTTCCATCTAGACCAATGAGGATTCACATAATATGCATGAAAATATATCGCTCCATTAGTTATATCATTAAACTTATCATACATCAATAATAATTCATTAGCTAATGAAATAGCTATAGCCCAAGCTTGTTTATCATTGTCGTTACCTACATTTGCTGGATTCATTTTTTTCCGTTTACTGCATACCCAAGAAAACTGGCAACCTTGATAAACTACTTCACAAGGAGTGTTTGCAAATTGACCATCATGAACACGATTCATTACGACCAATCCTACAGCAACCATACCTTGAAAAGATTGATTTCTTGCTTCCCAATAAATTGCTCGAGCTAAACAATCTCTTTGTTTGTAATCGATTTCAATAATTTCAACTATTTGTTCCTCTTCCTCCTCCTCAATATCATCAACAATATTAGGCTCAAATAAAGCAAGTTCTTCCTCTGCTTGCTCAATAGTCAAGGGAAAATAAATTTCCTTACCTGAAGATCTGTGCTGTAAACCTAAATTAGAAGAAACGAGGAGCGATATAACTATTGCTCCCAATACAACATTTTTACACATTAGTCGCGTGTAGACAAATAACAAACATAACCTTGAAGGCCGTATTGCCCATATGATAGTTTGTATACATCATTTTGAATTTTGCAACGAGATAGATCTACAGAACGAAGCTTTTTGTAACTACATTCATTTTCGCTTGCGCGAGAATAAGGCTTAGAAATGTAGCTAGATGATACATTAATACTTCTATTACTCATCTGCTTTCTCCTTCATATTAGATTAGTGGTGGGCTTCTGTTGCCAGGTGCCCACCGAACCCCGTTCAGGCAGCTAGTGCCATCTCAGATGCGTAATTATCGTTAGCATCTATGTTTTGGACTAATTGTCGGTCGTTCCTTACCGATTACCTCCTGCAGCCTTTACACATCTGTCGATTCCTTTCACCCCCATTATACATATGCCAGTTTGGATTCGAACCTTGTTCTAGTCTTGTCGATTTGCGCTTCCCACACAGTGCTGACCGACATATCTATGGTGGAGGTGGCGACATCGAAGCCGCGTCCAGTCTGTTTATTACGCCGTTATCAACAGTAATATCTATATTATAGTCTATTATTTATCGACTGTCAAGCAAGAAATAAACATTTCGCGATATTTCTTCAAATCAGCCATAATGCAAGTGGCTTCAGACTCAACAGAACCAAAAATGAGCACTCCTTGGTCGATTTTTTGCCCTGACCGTTCCTCAAACGCCATTGAATACGCAGAAAGTTGCATAAAATACTTTTTTACCTTGTCCATACTCAAATCAACCTCACTTTTAGTGGTTTTGAAGTCAATTATTGACGAAAAACCGTCAAATTTTCCTATAACATCGCATCTACCGGCAAATTTATGCTCATCAGAGTATAATTGAGCCTCAATTGCGTATATTTCTTCGATTCTATCGATTATTGGTCGTATTTCGCGAAACATAGCCAACACATCTGGCATATGACCGCGTGTTGGTGCTTCTTGATTAAGTAAATACCGCTCACAAACCTGATGAAGATTGGTACCTCGTCTTGCAGCAATGGCGGAAACGCGGTTCGCCTCCTCTTCCCCAACTCGTTTCCGCCATTTTACCAATTCTTCGTTCGAAAGCCGCGACAATACCGTCGTCACGGATGGATATACATTACCCTCAGGAGTTTTATAATGTCTTTTCCCTTCTAAATATACTTCTTCGAGCGAAGGCAACTCAACTAACTGATGTTTGAACTGTTTCATTACGATAAAACCTTAATCATATAATTTGAGATCATTGATGATAAGATCATCATCACGAACAATGATAAAACCAAATTGGTTTTCGTTGGATGTGTCGTAAGAATTTTTTGCATAATTCTTACGATAGACCAAACGATCAATGGTGCAGTATAAATCAACATCAAATATATCCTAACTCCAATTTCGAAATAATGTATGATTTAACAAGAGCTGATCGAACAATATCTTCCTTTCCGAATTCGATTTTCTCGAAACAAGACATTCTATCTAATATATTCATAAATGACAATAATCCTTTTCTTTCTTCATGTTTAGCTAAATCAGTTTGTCTAAAGTCGCCACAAAATATAATACGACAATTATTACCAACTCTTGTCATTACTGTATCAAGTTCTTGCTGTAACATATTTTGACATTCATCAACAATAATAATCGCATCATGAAATGTGACACCTCGCAAAAATGAAGTCGTTGTGAAATCGACTAATCTTTTGTTTTTCAATATATCATATCCGTCACCTCTTGCAAATAAATCATCACAAATCATTTTATATGGTTCTTCGTATACACGAGCTTTTTCTTTAGCTGATCCTGGTAGAAAACCCATATCTCTAGAAGGTACAACAGAACGAACAATAACAATTTGTTTATATCTTGATGAGTTAAGAATATCATTTAATGCCAAATATAATGATATAAATGTTTTACCTGTTCCCGCAACTCCATGTAGAAGCATATGTTTGCCTTGCTGATAAGCTTTAAATGTTTGTGTTTGATTTATTGTTAATGGAGATATCTCTCGTAACTCGAAATGATTATGTTGTTGTGTATTTTGCTGCTTCTGTTTTTTATTTTTCTTTGACATGTCGTTGCTCCTAAAATGCGAAGAGGATCCTGCGTTTCCGCCTGATCCTCTTTTGTTGAATACTGTCTTATGTACCGCAGAAATGGGTTTAATCACTCACCACTCTCTCGGAATACCAAACTTCGAATTGATTTTGTTTCCTGGGACTGACTCCTTTATCCTTCCAATAACATTTTTTTGAAAATCTGAAGGTGGTTTGGTTATTCCTAAATGGACCGAATCGCCTAATGCCACTCTGCTAACTGCTTGCTTGATATGCTTGTTTTTCTTGAGATACTTTTCCATTTCTGAGATGGACATCTGCATCTCAAACACTTCTCCAGTCTCTTCGTTTCGAAAATCATAAGTTGGCATAATGTATCCTGGGTTAGAGTTGAAAATATACAACTATTTAGTATACCAAGGTGGTACATCGCGATTCTTCCATGAAGCCATTCGAGCTTTAGCGCCACGATAATAATTACGATATGATGTAATACTATCACCAGCAACCTTGTACTCGTCTGGCATTGCTGGCGTGGGCTCTGTAAATCCGTTATGAGGAAAACCTTTCATCGGTGGATGTACAAGTTGACGAGCAACAGTTTCGCACTTATGATCTTTACCATAACGATACTTGTACTCGTTGATAAGAGCAAACGTCAAATCTGATAACCAAATATAGTTCTCCAATGATTGACGAGCCCAAACAGCTGATGGATGTGTTATATGAGTAGCCTGATAAATAACTTTTTCCTGTTCTGGATAATCTTTCAAAGACCATCTTTTCACATTACGAAAACTTGATGATCCACCAACACTTCGCTTTTCGATAGTTGGTACACCATCGATCAAACGACGAGCTGTAGAAAGCAGCTGACAGCTTTCTAGAATCATCTTTACAACATGTTTATCCACATGCCACATGGCGCATTCAGCCACATTGTGAGACAGATAGAAAATATTCATAATCAACCTTTAGGTTTCATCAGAAATAAATAATACTATAAGCCACAAAGGAAGTCAATCATGGAAGAGCTGAACGAACAATATATTGGCGCCACAGACCTACAGAAAACAATGAACATGGTTTTAGCCAATACTTTTTGTATGTATCTTCTAGCACAAAAATATCATTGGAACGTAGAAGGTCCTAACTTTTCGCAATATCACGCATTTTTTGGTGATTTATATGAACAACTATTTGAAGAAATAGATAAAACAGCTGAGCAAATTAGAGCATTAGGATATTATGCTCCTGGTACATTGAAAGAGTTTGATATGATGACATCAATGTCTGATTCACCAGAAATACCAGGTCCGAAAATGATGTTTGCTCGTTTATTTGCAGCCAACACATCATTGATTGATTCTTTAATTGGTGCAAGAAGTTTTGCTGATAGAGAAGGTAAGTTTGGTCTTGTTAACTATTTAGAAGATCGTTTGGACAAGCATTCTAAAATAGGGTGGATGCTCAAGAGCCATATGGTCGGTCAAGAGCATCCACTTTCTATGAAGCCTACTGATTAAGAGTTTTTTTCTGATTCATCTGGATCAACATCGTCTTCAGGTTCAGTTCTGTCAACAGAAGAATCATCTTCTTTTTCAACTGTTTCCAAACCTTCTAACCATGTAAAACCTGATGCGCGTAAAAACGCAGTAATGTGCTCTAGTACATTATGCATATAATCCGCCTGAAACTCATATGTTATGGTTGCAGACAATTCGTCTTCATTTTCGTCAATAGATTTTAGAACGTATTTAACGTATTTGATAGTCATTTTTTCTCCTTTATCAGTTCAACGGTTTTAGAGAAATCGCGTTATTACGCACTTTTTCTCTATCTTCTTTCAACAAAGGCACCAAACCCTTCTTTTCAAGATAACCACCATCGCCCATAGCACGCTCAGACACATATTCTGCGACAAACTCCCTCATTCCTGAAATGACTGGGACATGAGCATTCTTAATGTAAACAAACAATGAACGAGCCACGGGGTATTTTAGTGAAGAAATATTTTCAAACACTGGATCTTGACCATCTACCTTTAGGCCTTGAATTTTGTCCATATTTTCTTCCAAAAACGAATAACCGAATACTCCTACAATCATATTCTTGTTGGAAACCAATCTTTGGACAATCAAGTTGTCGTTTTCTCCAGCTTCAATATACTTACCATCTTCTCGAATCGAAGAACATGCTTGCTGTTTTGCACGTGCATCAGAAATCGCTTTAATCTCAGCAAAAGCTTTACAACCATGATCCATCACCATTTCCACAAATGCATCTCTTGTGCCTGATGTTGGTGGTGGTCCCATAACCTCAATGGGAACATTAGGAAGTTTCGAATCAACATCACTCCACTTCTGATAAAAATTATTAACCAATTTACCATCTTTAGGCACCTGACGAGCTAAAGCAAGCCATACTTGTTCGCGTGTGACATTAAAATTCTTCACATCTTTACGAACAGCAAATACAATACCGTCATAACCAATCATGATCTCTGTAATATCAGTAACACCATTCTTCGCGCATAGATCTATCTCAGATTTAGTGATTGCGCGTGATGCGTTTGAAATATCTGGATGCTGTACTCCAACACCACCACAAAACAAACGAAAACCACCACCAGTTCCAGTTGATTCAACAATAGGTGCTTTACGCCCAGTTGTTCTATTGAATGTTTCTGCTACTGTGGTAGTAAACGGAAATACTGTAGAAGAACCTACAGCGCGGATTTGATCTCTAGCCTGTTGTGCGTAAACTGGAAAAGAAAATGCGAGAATTGATGCGATTAAAAGAGTTTTAGACTTCATGTGAACCTCATATATTATTTCAATAGAGACGAATGCCTCAATATTATGTATGTCCTAGCTTAGATAAAGCTTCGATGACAAACCTAATATAATAAAACCGTAATATTACATTACTATGCCCAAATTTTGGATATCGCCCAAAATGATGCCGACAGGAACGCCGATGATGGAATCGTTAGGATCCAAGCAAATAATATCCTTTTGGCAACATCCCATGATACAGATGGTTCCTTCTGAGCAGAGCCGACACCTAAAATTGATCCAGTAATCGTATGTGTGGTAGATACCGGCACACCTGCACCAGAAGCACCAAACAACATTATTGAACCCCCCATCTCGGCAGCGAAACCACTCCGAGGAGTAAGAGCAGTAAGCTTATAACCAAGAGTTTGTACGATTCTCCATCCGCCTGCAAGAGTTCCCAAACCCATAACAGCAAAACTAGAAAATACAACCCAGAAAGGAATAGCGTCATGTTTCGTCAAATAACCTCCAGCAATCAAAATCAAAAATATGACACCGGCAGTTTTTTGTGCATCATTAGTGCCATGTCCTAATGAATATAAACTTGCAGAAACAACTTGTAACCATCTAAACCATTTTTCTGTCTTCTTTGATTCATGTACAGATACTTTCAAAATTGTAAATATACCTGCACCTAAAATAAAACCTAAAACAGGAGATACTAAAATAAATATACTAACCTTTAGTATTCCTTCATAAATCAATGGATTAAATCCAGCTTTTGCAATTACAGCACCAACCAATCCACCGATAATAGCATGTGAACTAGATGTCGGCATACCAAACCACCATGTAATCATATTCCATGTAATAGCGCCAGACAAACATCCAAATAATACATATAAATCTACAACACCAGGATCAACGATACCTTTACCGATCGTCGCTGCAATCTTCAATTCAAATACCCACATTGCTACGAAATTAAAAAATGCAGCCATACAAACTGCTTGTGTAGCTGTAAGAGTACCAGTTGCTACCACTGTAGCAATGCTATTCGCAGCATCGTGAAATCCATTGGTAAAATCGAAAATAAGCGCAACCACCACCAATAAAATGACTGCAAATAACATTGTCGACATTCGAAACCTCAATAATCTAAAACAAATCTTCAACTAGTATGTAGGGAAACGGAAATGTCAACATTCGCCGACTTGCTTTTTTAAGCGATAGTAATCGATCGCAAGTTCTTCTAATGTCAAATATTCACCATTAGGTAATGTATATGCAAATTGTATCTGATACTTCAATTGTTCGTTCTGTCTCTCTAAATACTCAATCTCTGCAACCGCATTATCTAATGCTTGAATATGACAATGAATCGATAATGATAATTCTTGTAATGAATCCTTAATCTGTATATTAGGCTTTTGCATATACTCTTCCCATGGTTATGTTCTTTATACCTCGAACATCCTTGTTAGACCAAGTCCAGCATTGACCGTCAACATCGTTAAAACATACCCACATCAAATCGTAATCTGGTCCATAGTCAATCAATACATAAGCCAATGCTGAACCCTTGGGTGTCTCTAATGGTATCGGAGGATCAAGTTGCAACAACAACTTGCATCACTCCCTCACGTACCATAACGCCAACAGTATTAGCGCCAATGACAGTACGAATATAATCTCTACCCCCATCAATAAATACGCTGCCATCCCTGCTCTTTCGATAATCGTGTCTGTATCCACTAACAATGACCTCTCCATCGTTTGCGACAACACCAACCATCTCGTCTGATACTGCTGATGTTGCGTCTGTGATCTTTACGGCATCATCTAATTGATCGTAAAACATACCAAAATAATTCTTATGCCCCTTCTCCACATCAGGATTAGAAACGTAAAATACATCTAATGGCATCTCGTGCCATGTCCCGTCTTTACGCCTCGTGCAAAATGCACCAATATACTTAGCTGAATACATTTCCTCGATCTTCTTGATCTCCTTCGAAGCGAAATGATAACCTTCGCTCGGTGTCGTAAAATACATTTCAACCATCGACCCCTCCAGGAAATCCATCAATATACAAACCATTCACATAATCGTCGCCAAATGTAATAGCCTCATTCTCTGTTGGACAAGGCTGTATCCAAATACAATCTTCTCCTTCGTAACAATAACAATGATATCCAGATAAACCAAACTCTTCAATGAAAATGTCAATGTCATATGATCTCGTCATATGAATCTCCTATCGCTTAATATGTTTGCAATATCCATGATAACCAAAACCAATACATGTGCAACTTCTCTTACCTGACATCTCTGTTATCGTATAATCTCTACCAGTAGAACCCTTAACAGTCCAAACCTTAATCGTATCCTTCCTAGGCTCTGGCGTAAGAGTAGCCACATCGTCGATCGATACAATATCAACTAGTTCAATCTCGCGGAATGGGAAGTCGCGAACAGTTGTAGCCAAATTCAAAACGGCGCGACCCTTCTGCCATTTCTGGCTAGGGTACACTGTACCAATGAATGTTTCATACTCTTGTAAAACACCAGGCGCATATCTAGCCACATTCTTGAATGATGGATTACGTACCTTGACTCGAATCTCAGTACCAACATTAGGAATCATGTTGCACCTTTTTCAGACGTTTACGAGAATACCTTTTTTTGGAGTCAACCACCCGCTTGCGATACTTCGGGCTACGAAGATCCGCAAATAATGGATGGCGACGTTTCTTCATCATGGCTAAAGTATAGCTGAATCGCAAAAAGAAGTCAAGGGTTTTGTTCTGAATAATGCTTCGAACATAATGCAACAGTACCATTTACACCAGGGGACCAAGTAGATGCATAATCCCAACAATCAGGTTGTTGACACAAACCAAGTAAATATTTAACTTTTGAAATATCGTTTTGCTTTAATGCTTCAACTATATGTTGATTGGAATTAAGATCAAATTCGTTCGATATAGTCATACCATCAGAACATAATGGTACATATGCTGAAGTATCTAAACCTAAACGACTATATATAAGATGACGGAAAGATCCGCCTTCTTTAGCATGATCTACTATATGTTTCATTACCCATGCAGCTGCTGCTATTCTAGTTTGCATAGGTAATGATTTGATTTCTTTCTCGAACCAATTTACATCAAACATCAAATCAATCCTTATTAATAGATTTCATGTACTTCTGAATAATGTTAAATTGTTCTTCTGTATCTTCCATCAATTTCTTGTGATCATAATACACGAGGTAATATGAAAGAATATTCTGAAATGCATTCAAATGATCATACCAATTACGAAGGTCTTCTTTTTCAAAATCCTGTAATTTAGAATAGTCAGTGTTGATCAAATTTAAGATACAATCCAGCATAGAATGATAATCTCGTGTAAGAGTATCTTTGATAATCTTATCGACGATATCATCATCAATTTTCAAATGATACATATTATACCTCAATTCATTTTGGATTTACGTTCAGATAAAAAGTTTTCAGCAATAGCGATCATATCTCGTCTACTCGTATCATCTTCATTCTTCAAAAGAATAGAAATGACCTGATGTAATTGCCAAACAAATACATCAACAGCTAGCTGCTCATCATTTTGATCAGATACTTTCCTAGATACTTCTTGAGATATTTCTATCATTGCCCAAGCTAAGTCTTTTTCAGAATACATAATCAATCCTTTCTATTCTCTTTTTCTAAGCACTCTATATACTTAGTGATTTCTTCCAAGAAGGTAATCGATACAGGTATAACATTAGGCTTAACTAAGGTATCAGAATCATCAACGACCACACGAAGTTCAAGAAGATTATTAAGGCGTTGAAGTATTGAGGACATTAAATATATCCTATCATCAAAGGGCGACACTTGATTATATCACCTATGTCAAGCATTGTCAAGAACTATTTTACGCCTAATCGCGCCATGTATAACCTAAACCTATGAACTTGTCCACTCTATACTGAGGAACTGTACCTTTCGTTAAGCCAGAAGTGGGATTAACGATCAACCATTTATTCATACATGCGTCATATGTGTATTTAGATATAAACAGTTTATCGGCATTCATACAATAATGCGCCAAACAATGAACGAAATCGAAACTCTTTTTTATCGTTTCTGGTGAACCACATATGCTTTTTTGTTCAACAATGTATGATACACCACTTTCGCGAACAGTTATTGCATATTTCGCAGAACTATTAGTTTCTTCTACAGAAGGAAATTTTGAAAGCGAAGATAAATTGTTTTTTAAATAAGATCGCATGTCCTCGCGTGAACTATAAGATCGGAAAAACACATCAATGTCATTATATTTTTCTTCGCGCAATAATGTTGCAAAAATACCACCTGCAACAAAACAATTATTCATTACGGTTTTGTTTAATAGCAAATAAAATGGATCTTTATTCAAAAGAGATTTTAAAGTTTCTTTGGTTCTGAGAATATTTGCTTTTTCAATTTCGCTGAAGATCATTATATTTTTCCTGCATTTTCTGTAATTGTTCAGGAGTCATTATCGATAATGCAAACTCTAACTGCGCTCGCAAATAACCAAACGCATATGGATAATGAATCATTCCTCGATCAATAATCGACTTTTCTACAGACAGTAAAGCATAATCTAATGAAAGGCTCATTGGAATATCAGACATTTTTATTATCCTTGTCTAAATGTTTAATCAACGCATCAGCATACCAAATTGCAGATTCAACTATATGCTCGTTCCTAGCATCATGACGATGAGACAAAATAGCTGCTAATGTTCGAATCGCAAACCTCTCTCGGCGCATGCGATTGCGAACTACATCTAAAATTTTTTCTTCTGAAGACATCAATCAATCCTTTCAAATCTAACACTGACCATTCCGTCGTTCCAACGACGAATTATGTTCATTACATATCCTGGATATTGCTGTTTCCAAATTTTGTAAAGATATCTCTCGTATCCAATATGAACCAACATCATACCCTCCATTATCTAATTCGAACAGGTTTCCATCCATTAGATGAATATTCAGCCACACGAAGAAGATGAATCATATTCGGATACATCGCGCGAATATAATTCTGCGCGTCTGTGTATGTTGTAAAGATGTTATCCCATACAATGTAATAGGATCCAACTGTTTCTTCAATTCGATAATAAATTGCCATAATGATCTTTATCCTCTGCAAATGGCTGCGTATTCGACATTGGGAACATTACCCATGGGACGATACACCATCTGCTCACCATCCCATTGATCCTGGTCATAGAGAACGTCATACATGGAAACACGTACAAATCGCACTTCCTTATCGGTATAGTGAGAACGTAACATAAACTCGCTTGGGAACTGATGAGCGAAGTTTAGCAACACCAAACTCTTTCGATTCTTGTTCCAATTAAAGGATGCAAGCTCAAACGTAATCATTGTTCCCCCTTCATCATCATAAGACCATTCTACCATATTCAACGAAAAGAACTAAATTCTGGGAAATACGTTTTCTTCAGATTAAGAAAAACAGTATCAGCATGCTTTTCAGCATCAGATTTAATCTGTTGTAAATCTTCATCCGAAATGATTTCGCTATTCAAAACCTTACAATTACGAGCCCAAACCCAAGCAACATTAGTGTACTTATCATAAGTACGACCATAACGACCAGTCATGGTAACTTTATCATCGCTTAAAGCAATGCACAGTTTGGGAATCAAATGTGTACGATAACCCATTTGATAAGGCATATCTTTGATATACGTTACCTTACCAATCGTTCCTTTACTGTTACGACCAGAAACAACTTTGACCATAGAACCAATCTTGGGGATCGATTGCTTATCAAGAATTTTGACTTTATACGAGTTGATATAGTTGGTAACAACCCAAGAACGATATGCTTCCAACACTTCTGAAGTAGCATCAACAACAGCATCGTTCAAAGATTCAATATGAATCTTATCTGCACGATTCTCTTTGACATTCCACACTAATGCGTAGGGAAGTTCTTCCCAGATATCGCTCATAACACGAGTTGTCTGGTGAAATTTAGCAAGCACCAGACCAGCATGTTGATTCTCTGTGACCGTTTTGATCACATCATTTCCCGAATAAGAAACAGAACGAAGAGTAACACTCATAAGAAATCTCCTATTTAATTTGAAACTATTCGGTTTAATTCGCGCTCAACGAGCGGGACCATAACTGGGGGCTGAACTATAATACCGCTCGTCGCTAGCGCCGAGTTCATAGGCTTCTTCTTCAAGAAGAGATATCTCAATCATAAACTGTTCCAAAGTAACAGAACCAGAAAGAATGCCAGCATGCAATTGCTTCAATTTCTCGAAACGAGAAACCTTCTCCTCTTGATAAAGCTTTGGAAAAGTAACTGCCCAATACGACAACTGCAAATAACCAGGTTCAGTCGGAGTATATCGCTTTTCTGCTTCAGCAATATCCTTTCGTTTCATACGGATATCTTCGCCCACCCATTCACGGACTTTGGTACGGCGAGGTTCTAAACTCATCGCTTTTCCTTTCCTCATCATAGGTTCATTCTACCATAAAACCTGACCAATAGCAAGAAAAAAATGGCGTCTAAAAACCTAATGAAATCAATGAGTTAAGGAACCACAAACTCCTTTAAAAGCCCTCATGAAGACCCTTAGGGGTACTAAGTATTTCCGACTTTATTGATATAATAATCCTCAAATCAGCGAATTGATTAATTACTTGATCCATTACTCGATTGCTTACATTATTCCTGACTTGAAAAAAAACTTGATCCCAAACTTGGGCATAGATTGGACTCGAGACTTGATCTAAGACTTGATCTAAGGCTCGATAGCAAACTTCATCCCAAACTGGAACATTGACTCGATTATTGATCGACATGATTGTTCCTTAATTGATCCAAGACTTGATCATAGACTTGATACCACACTTGGTCAGCGACTTGATAACCTACTCGATCCCAGCCTGGAAACCAGACTTGACCTGTAACTTCACACCATACTTGTTTCGTGAATTGATTTCTGACTTGACTCCAAACTTGATTATCTATTGGCATGATTGTTCCTGACTGGAAAACTTACTTGTTTCTCGATTCGTCGCCTAACTTGAACCCAAACTTGATCCAAGACTTGATCTATGACTCGATCCCTGAGTTGAGTCGGAATATCAATTTGATTCTCAAGTTGATCCAAAACTCGATTCCTGAATCGATTCTTGACTTGATTATCTATTGACATGATTATCCTCGAATCTATTAGAAATTAGAATCCAGTGTAATGATCATTTCTGAGTTAAAACATACATCGCTAGTTTATTCCAATCTTTCTTCGTGTTAGCCCGAATCTTGGAAACCTGAAGTAGTGTACGCAAAGACAAATTCCGTACCTTGGAAAGGTTTTCCTTAATCAAAGCAATCGAATCTTTCTTCACAGATGCATCGTATTCTCCCAGAAAATCTCCTGAAGCAACCAGCTGCTCCATTCGTTCGACCTTCTGGTCTGCAGTCATCGTTAAATCGACACACAATGAACGAGTCCGAACAGCCTGATCAAGTGAAGATAATGTTTCGTTGGAAATAAATATCACACCACCTTCGAACAAAAATGAAGAAGGTAAATCTGATCCTCTCTCTGTATTCCAAGAAACATAACGCTTGCTGTATGAATCTAATGCTGCCTTCAAAAGATTGATTGCCGTCGGATCTCTCAAAATCGAATCGCAATCGTCAAACACTATAATCGCGTTCGAGTTCTCGAACAATGTCCGATATAAACCATATGGTGTCGAATACCCTCGAACCATTTTGTAAACCTTACTCGTCGGCCTACCAACCGCCTCTTCTTCGTTCGATTCCACCATCCCCAATGAATGAAGCGTCTTCGTTACCGTAAAGGTCTTACCAATACCACCTTCTCCAGTAATGATCAATGATGGTGCGTTACGAACACCTACCATTTCGGTCAATGACTCAACAAAACTGAATCGATCGGAAACCGAAAAATCTGTTCCGTTCGCGCGATCTTCGCGAGCAATCTCTTTCAATCCAGCAAGATGCTCCTTCAAAATTCTCTTAGCGCGACTAATCGACTTGGTCTTGGTAATTACCTTACCGTCAACCTGAGCGATGTACTTGCCTCGAGAACGATCAAAATGAACGCCAGAGTTCATAGTCATATCATTTCACTCCTTTGCGACGGAAATAAAGCACAGTGCAAGCATCGTTGATCTGATCAAGATACTTGCATTCGACAATATAATCGAAACCACGCATATTAAGTGCAGCCTGTCCTGCGTCTTTAATTATGTACAACAGTTCTGTTGTACTCATATCGTGGTATGGATGACCCTCAAGTGGAATAGACATCTCTCCTCCTCATCGATGCATTGCGTAAAAACATGTCTCGTATGATGCTCTCTTCTGACATGTCTCCATAGCAATATCGTCTCTATATGTAAATATAGAAACCATTAATATAACCATAATCGAAATCAAGGAAATCTTTATCATCATCATAGGTTCAGTCTACCATAAAACCAGACTAAAGGCAAGAAAAAAATGGCGCTAAAAACCTAATGAAATCAATGACTTAAAGAACCACAAAGTCCTTTAAAAGCCCTCATGAAAACCCTTAGGGGTACTATTAATTAATATTTCATAAAATTTTATGTATTCTCTTATAATTTCCAAAATTGCCACCATCTTATATTCTTCTTTTCCCACCATAAACCATTAGTTCCACAATACCCTTCGAGATCAGTCTGTCTCTGAATGTATGGTGATGAAACCTTAATTGTTTGCCGACCAGTTACTAAACTAGCCTCAGTCATGTTCTTCGGTGAAGCGCAAATCAAAGAATAAATATCTCTCTTGTAATGCGCACAATCTTTGCAATATCTCATTTTAATCCTCTCTCCCAACCGTTATCAATATCAAGGAAAAATAACCTAACAATCCCATCTTCGTCTTTCCAAACCGCAATGTACCATAACATATGTTTATGCCTTGAACCTTTTTGAACTTTTTGAACTTTTTGACCTTTTCTTAGCCAATTCTTCAAAAGAACTCACTCTGAATTTTTCTATATTGTAATCGCCTTTACTTTTTCTAAAACGAATTCTTATCTTTTTGTCTCTCAAATTTCCCACCAAACCAGCAATTTCCTTTTTCGGTATGTAAAAATAATCTAAACAATCGTATTCCTGATTGTATGCAACGATTCGCAACGCCCCAACTTTTTTGTGTACATTTCCAATTAACCCACTAATGCAGGTGTAAAAACCTGAATCATCTTTTTTTCTACTAGCCTTTGTAAGACTTAGTGTTACTGTTTTTGCATCTGATCTATCTGAAAAATCATACCCGTCTCGATCCAGTTGTTTCAATTTACCAACAACTGCTAACGCCCGTTCGAAATACCTCTCTATGTTCAGATAATCTGCATACTGCAAAACATGTTCTCGTATATTCTTTGCTCGTTCGCTATCGCCCTGAAATTCTTCTAAATATTTAAATATGATTTCTTGTAAAATTTTTCGATTCTTGTTGTTTCTTGTCTTCTCTCTAAGACCAGTGTCAGCCATCTGTATCTTCCTTATAAAAAAAATTCAAAAACTAACTCGCTCGCCTATACCAGACGCCTTCTCGTGCCTAAGATCTACAGAAATCGAGTAATACCCGTTTGACTCGCCATACCAGCGGATCGTCACCGACCCCTTGATCGTAGCAAATTCGTAAAAAGTCCACATGTAATGTTCTTCGCAAGACTCAACCTTCGACTCTTCGCAATCGTATGAACTGCGCTCTTCAGCCCGAACCAAAGGTGTACCAATGAGATCTTCTAAAGACCCGCAAATATCCTCAATAAAAACATATTCGCAACAGTCCTGAGCGTGATACATCTTGTATCGCGATCCATCTGACATATGAAAAATGAGCAGATTTCCGTTGTTCGTAATATCGACAATCGTCTGACCAACCATCGAATCTATCATATTAATCCCCATTTCTTGGCAAGTGACTCGCGTTGTTCCGGAGTCAACAATCTTAACACCTCTTCTAAAGTGCCAGACAAATATCCGAATGCATATGCATAACCGATTTCGTCCATAGGGTGCTTGGATTTAGCCTGGTTCACGAAAAAAATACTCAATGTCTTCGAATCCATCTCTTTTCCTCTCATCATCATAAACCCAGTCTACCGTAAAACCCGACCAATAGCAAGAAAAAAATGGCGCTAAAAACCTAATGAAATCAATGACTTAAAGAACCACAAACCCCCTTTAAAAACCCTTAGGGGTACTAAGTTGACTCTTTAATTGCAAAATCGATCAATTTATCTAGTGACTCCTCAGTCCCATAATGTACTCCTTCTGCACACAAAAAATGAGTTCCAATAAATTTAGAACCATCTTTTGTGCGTGTCCATGTTGTACCCAATGTTGTAAGATTAAGACTCTTCCTGGAACGTAACCAACGATATCGTTCTGCGTCAACTAAAATACTATCACTATCCATAAATTAACCCCTAATCCAGTTCGATACGTCAATATCTCTAGAATAATCTTCTAAAATACCAATAGCAGCCTTAACCTCAACAATACTTCGAAATGTTAAATGCTGAGGCTCGAATCCTAAAATTTTCTTGTGAAGCGTTCTAAACTCCATTAAAACCTTCTGATATTCAGTCATCGTTACCTCTCCATCATAGGTTCACTCTACCGTAAAACCTGACCAATAGCAAGAATAAAATGGCGTCTATAAACCTAATAAAATCAAAGGGTTAGGGAACCACAAAGCCCTTTAAAAACCCTCCAAAAACCTTCGTTTAAAGCCTTCGTTAAAACCCTTCGTTAAAACCCCTCAAAGGAATACTTAGGGGTACTAATCGCCGTACTATTGCACTAAAAAATACTGTAAAAAAAAAAATTAAATCTCTCGAAAACCTATTTTATGCCTTACTGATGCATGTAAATGTAATTGAGGTTTGCAGTAACGTATACTCATGCAAGTAGGTTCATTAATAACCTGATATATTTTCCGTTTTTTTGTTAATACGGTTTAACAACACGTATTAGTTCACCATCTTTAAAGATGGCACACTCGAATCCAAGCAATTTAGCATGTTGAACTGCTTGATCAAGAGTGGGGAACGAACCTTTGTTCATACCAAAATTGGTCATAAAGACAGTGTACATCATTTATACTCCTTTTCATAAAAGAACTGATCTAAAGGATAGATGTTCGATTACCACTCCACCAGGACATATTCCTCGTATTCTGGGCCTGGGCGACGGAATGTAACCTTGAACCAGGCCTTTTCTAGTTGTTCGATGGCCCGCGCCCGGGCGCGGGGCTTATATCCATCATCAATCCAGAATCGACTTTGCAGACGAATAGAGAATTCTCCTTTCATGGCCGCCTCACGGATCATTGTCCAGACAGCTTCAACTTCCTTGTCAACTTCATTGGCAACAATTCGGTACGATAGTTCGCGAGCTTCTGCGGCAGTGATCTTGTTCATCTTTTCCTCGTCCTTGGTGATCATGGACATAGTATGTCAGATGTCTTGGGTAATGTCAAGGGCCTAAATGTGTCACTTGATGTTCTTTAAGAAGATTATTTAAAGCAACTAAGAAATCATGGGTTCTTTGATTCATCTGTTTTCCATTCATCATCATCGATGTGTATTCCTTACTTAGTGAAATCAAGGGGTTCGCAGCATCTCTTCAATGCGAAGAATGGTTGAGGCAGCAATATGTCCATTGGGCGACATTGCAATGGTCATTAGTGCATTAGTGGCTGTCTCAATAACCTTAGACGCCTGACTGTTTAATGTCTGCAGCCTCTCGACTTCCGCCCGCAGTCGATTGATCTCAGCAATCAGAGGCTTCACGTCCTCGACGTCCCGCAGACGATTGATCTCAGCAATCAGAGGCTTCACGGCCTCGACCTCGACAAAATCGCCTTCATCGCATTCCACCATGTAACCGTCGTAGTTTCCGATGGTCCACTGCTGGGGCATCTGGACGGGGTTGGCTTCGGTCATCTCTTTCCCTTTCCTCATCATAGGTTCAGTCTACCATAAAACCCGACTAAAGGCAAGAAAAAAATGGCGTTTAAAAACCTAATAAAATCAAAGGGTTAGGGAACCACAAAGCCCTTTAAAAGCCTTCGTTAAAAGCCTCATGAAGACCCTTAGGGGTACTTACCATTGGCACGATATTTTATTTGATGTTATTCTTGAATCAAGAATTCACTATCGACTTGATTCCTTACTCGATCCAAGACTTTATTCCTGACTTGAACCAAAACTTGATTCCAAACTTGATCCCTGACTTGATTCATGACTTGATTATTGATTGGCATGATTGCGCCTTACTTGATTCAAGACTTGATTCCTGACTTGATCCCTGACTTGATAAAAGACTTGATTCCAGGCTTGATCATAGACTTGATTCCTGACTCGAATCAAGATTTGATTCCAGACTTGATCATAGACTTGATCCAAGACTTGATCCCTGACTTGATCATAGACTTGATTCCTGACTCGATTATTGACTTGATTATTGATCGGCATGATTGCGCCTTACTTGACCATAGACTTGATCCCAGAATTGATCCTTGACTTGATCCTCGACTTGATTCCAGACTTGATTCCTGACTTGTAACAAGACTTGATCTCTGACTTGAACCAAGACTTGATCCCTGACTTGATTCCTTAATTGATCCCAGACTTGATTCCTGACTTGATTCCTGACTTGATAAAAGACTTGATTATTGATCGGCATGATTGCGCCTTACTTGATTCGAGACTTGATCTATGGCTTGATTCCAGACTTGATCCGAGACTTGATTCGAGACTTTTGATTCAAGACTTGATAAAAGACTTGATAAAAGACTTGATTCCTGACTTGATTCGAGACTTGATCCCAAACTTGATCCCTGACTTGCCAATAGACTTGATCCTCGACTTGATTCAAGACTTGATTCATGACTTGCCAATAGACTTGATCCCAAACTTGATCCCTGACTTGATTATTGATTGGCATGATTGTTCCTTACTTGATCCCTGACTTGAATCCAGACTTGATCCTCGACTTGATTCGTGACTTGCCAATAGACTTGATCCAAGACTTGAGTCAAGACTTGAGACCTTACTCGATTAAAGACTTGATTCCAGACTTGATCCTCGACTTGATTCCTGACTTGATTCAAGACTTGATTATTGATCGGCATAATTGTGCCTTAATTGATCCTCGACTTGACTCCTGACTTGTAACAAGACTTGATCATAGACTTGATCCGAGACTTGATTTATGACTTGATTCCTGACTTGAACCCTGACTTGATTTCGATTGCAGACTTGAATCCTGAATTGATTTATGACTTGAATATTGACTTGATTCAAGACTTGATTATTGATCGGCATGATTGTTCCTTACTTGATTCCTTACTTGATTCCAGACTTGATTCCTTACTCGATCTCTAACTTGAACATAGACTTGATTCCAGACTTGATTCCAGACTTGATCCCAAACTTGATTCCTGACTTGATCTATGACTTTATTATCTATCGGCATGATTGTTCCTGACTGGATTCCTGACTTGATCCTCGACTTGATTCCTTACTTGATTCCAGACTTGATCCTCGACTTGATTCCTTACTTGATTCCTGACTTGATTCCTGACTTGATAAAAGACTTGATTCCAGGCTTGATCCCAGACTTGATTCCAGACTTGATAAAAGACTTGATTCGAGACTTGATTATTGATCGACATAATCGTCATTCCACAACAGAAGCACTCTTTCCGACCAAATCTGAAATATCTACATTATCGAAATCCTTATCGACTGCCAGTGAACTCTTCTTCCATTTAATATTATCCCAATCAATAGGCTCAGCAGGCGGAGCCTCGTTTATCGAACGGGGGCTATTCTTATTCTCTATTGCCCACTCCATCGGAGTCTTCTTCCGTAAAGCAGCCTTTACCACAGGCCTATCTTCTTTCTTAGATGCCTCTAATTCTTTACGAATCTGTTCCATTACCCTCGATCCGTAATCGCTCGACTTAGTCGTATCGCTAACAGCGATTTCATCGCTAACAGC